ATGGCAATAGATGTGAGGGAAGCACAATATCACTGGGACTACTTCTGTTCATTATGTAAGCGTTTGGACAATACAAGGCAATATGTAGATCACAGTTCCCGGAATAATGAGTTAGTAAATGGAAATGTAAATTCTTTTGAATTTGAGCAAATTATTGTCTTAACTGCAATAGAATTTGAAAATGTGGGAAAGATTATTTGTTCTGAGACTGACGACAACTTTAACCAAGAAACTGCAAATATTATATCAATCTCCCAAACGATTTTGGAAAAATACAATCATATCACTGAAGTGAAAATAATGACTGATTATCAATTGTTAATTCCGCTTAAAGATTGGTGCATAAAAACAAACGAAACTACAGGTAGAAATTATACTGATGGAATTCCATGGTGGAGAAAATATACAGGCATAAAGCATGATG